CTTTGTAGATTTCAGGATACTTCAATTCTACATAAGTAGCCAGTTCATCCCACTTTTCTTTTTCAACAAACTTCACGATTGCCGGATCAAACAGAATTTCGGGATGTTCATAGTTCCATGTGTACCACCCTGCACCAAAGCCGGGTGAGTACAATACTGCAATTTTTCCATCTTCACTCAACTTGTTCATTATATTCTCTTAAAAGTTCGCCAATCATCAATGTTTGGCTTTTCATTTTCATCATATGTCCAACCTAATGCCTTCATCATACGATGCTTGACCAATAGATTGGGGCTACGGAATCTTTCAGTATCTTCAAAACCCATCATAACACCTACTTCACAAACCGCCCCACTTCTGCAAATGCCTGCATAACAATGAACAACAACGTTCATGCGATTCTCTAGTGCGTGTTGTAATAGTCGAACCAGTTCTGCGGCTTGCTCATGGCTACATTTCATTTCTTCTTCAAGCACTTCGTCTTTTTCTTCAACGTCAAGGAACTCAAAATTGTGCCGCTCTTTGAATTCATGTTTAGCTTCAGGGCGCCAGCTTGCTGGATCCACGATACTAATCAACATACTATTTGGGCCGGCATTGTGATGGAACCCAATTGGGATATCACTTGCGGCTACGTTTTCAATCCACGGCATAATTATTCCTTTATCCTGTAATTTGTAATTATACACGATTCGGGAATATTTGTCAACTACAATTTAGCCAATATACTATTAGTAGTATAGTCTTCCTCACGAATCGCATGATGTTTTAAAAGTGCTAACTTTTGTTCTACTGGTAAAAATCCCCATTCTCTTTCTACTTTTGCGTGATCTCCGTCAAAATAGTTCTCGGGTTTAGGTATGCTTGCAAATGCTGTAGGTCTAACAATAGAATCTTTGACCCAATCAATTAAAGCTGTATGTATTCCAAATTCTGTAGCAAGTTTTAATATTTGTGATTGACAACCTATTGTGTCACGGTACGCATGTCGTGTACTCATTATATTATGAATTTCACTGGTAGACATCATAAAATGATCTTCAATACCTATATGCTTATTACCATCCGGACCATGTTGTGGTTCATATCTAGTAACATATAAAGTGTTGGGTTCAGGTAATGATACAATTTTATTTTCTACACGTTTGTATATAATGTCGGGTCGTGTGTCAAATACTGCATCATACATTATTTCTCGCTCACGTTGTTTTTTATAAGGAATGATTGAATGATTCAGATGACTAGGGCCATGCCATGAAGTATAATATAATTGGTCAGGATAGATTGATAAAAATTTGATTAATTTTTGATTATTATCTTGAAAAATATCTGTAATTCTTTTTGAAAACATATTTTCAAGTTGCCAAGTAACAAAATAATACTCAACATTTTCGGCAATTGATTCATAGAATTTGAATGCCTCTTTATGATTATAGTCCCATGTCCTATAATGACCTCTTAAAATTACAGCAATATTTTTCATAGTAATTTATTCTCAATACAATATTTGTACATATAGTCAGCCCAAATAGCATGACCTTTACTGTTAGGGTGAAACACTTCAAACACATCTTTTGCTTGTGACAACATATAGTGATGCATTGTACCTGATTCAGGATGATTTTTGTGAATAAATTTAACATTATCAATTGAATCCCACAACAACTTGTCAGCTTGCGTGATTGTAGTAAACTTCTCTTTGTACTTCTTATCGTCCCATTGATTAATCATTTGAGTATGATGGTGATAGAATGCTTGATGCATAACATACTTGATGTTCAAACTTTTTAACATTAACTCTGTCTGCCAAACTTGTTGTATCCAACGATGTAAGAACTCACCTTCATTCCAAAAGTTGTCAAAATACAATCGCATGAAACTATCAATGTCTTCATCACCGTGGTCTTGATCCATGCTCCATGGGCCAAATTCCATCCAGTTATCATTTCCCCATTGTTTCTTATAATAAAATTCTCTGCGTTCGGGACTACTCCATCCTATTGTAATAAACAAATCACTAGAATCACGACCAGTAGTATATCCTTCGTTCACCAAGAACTCTATAAGAGTACGTACAATTGCATCATTACTACGACTAGGCTTACTCAAGTCAACTATATCTGTTGCTCTAATCTTATCAGCAAACAAATTCAAATATCTGTGCTTTAGTCTGTATTCAACATTGATAGGTTTTAGTTGACGTTCAAACCCGCCACCAGGAAGATTCATAATAGGTATAGGTTCTTCTTTAGGATCAACTAATTCTGCGCCCCAGCACCAACTATCACCACATCCTATTAATTGCATCTCAACTCTTTAATTCGTTCTACATAATCGCTACATATTGCATAGCATAAAGCATTGCGTGTTACTTCAAGTGTAGGGTCTTCATGCTCGGGCATTACCATCACACTATCAATACTCAAATGATTACCGGGGTTAGTCCAAATGTACTCATCACTTGTTAGTGTAAACTTATCTGATTCATGCCAGAAGTAATTATGTTTGATAGGTGAATGACGTAACCAACACAATGCCTCTAAATTTTTTGCGTGTATCCAAAACCTATCATTGCGTATATATTCTTCTGTAGTATTGGTTTGTGGACCATCGTGACCTAAATACAATCTATTATCAAACACCCACAAATCGATTTCACAGTCATACCCTTCAAGCAATGCTTGATTAATTTGAGTAGGCATGTTTTCTAATTTAGGATTGGGCCCTTTAAATAACCCACGATGTGCAATGTATCTCATAATGATTTTAGTTTTTCCCAAGTATCTTTATAACCATTAGTTACTTGATAGCATCTATTTTTAAGTATTCGTACTAAGGGAAAATCTATGCCGCCAGGGGTGCATTTGTCTCCAAAAAAGAAAGCATCCATAGGACGTAAACCAATTAAGTTTAAACAAGCTGCCTTGTTCGCACCCTCTAAACATATATCAATACTAGTGTTTCCACCCAAATATGCTTGAAATCTAGGAAATTGTGCTACAAATGCTTTTGCTAACAATTTTCTCTCATTGTATTTGTTGTCCCACTCAATATATGAGTTGCGTTCATTCGTAGTGGCGTTACGTCCCACAACAGATATATTTAAACTGCCAGTACGTTGTTCTATATGATTACCTGTTTTTGTGTGATATGGACTTTCTTGTATATAACTGTTCAACCAATATAATTCATCTACATTCAACGTAAATTGATTTATTTTATATTCTCTGCCCTCAATAAAAATTTGATTACCCATGCAATGAAATTGTATTTTTGCATTGTTGAGGATTTCTAACCCTATTTGATTTACAGTAGATGATCTTTCGCCACCGGTGACAATATAATATTCTTTATCTTTACCCCAATCAACAAACCAATCATGAAAATCAGGGTCAATCTTTTCACTCGTATTACATAATACTCCGTCAACATCAAAAAGCCACTTAGTAATCATACTAAATATTTGTCCTTAGGTAAACTGGGTGCCTTAATGCACATCACCGTACAATCTTCATGGAAGACAGGGTCTGCTACTTCATTTGGAGCTACGATGAATGTATCGCCTGTTACTAACTCCACACCACACATACGCATACTACCAGAAATCAGCACATTATATTCTGTAGCAATCTTATGAAGATGTGCTGGCCAAATCTCACCCTTAGTATGCACTCGCACACACACTTCAAACTCTTTTGTGCGTAACAAACTCTTTTCAAAGTCTCCTATAATCCAACCACGTTCATGGTCAGATAACTTACCTGTTATCATATAAATATTTCTCCAAATCTTCAGGGGTACCTACCGGGTTAAATTCTGAATTTTTTATTCTACACACACCAATATCCATTCCTTCTTTTATTAGATAGTTGTATGTTGGTGCTATATAATATTCGCCGTTCGCTGATTTTTTATTGTCAGCTATCATATGTTTTGCTGATTCAAAAAAATATTTTGAATGTTTCCAATAATGTATTCCAGTCAATGCATGTTTACTAATAACTTCTTTTTCGGCAAAATGTATTGCAAAACCATCTTCCGTTTTTACATAACTATGTTTTGGGTCGTTATCAGTTATTGTAACTACTGCACCATCATATGTTCTCATTTCAGAAATTACATCATACGCATTCCAATTCATTATCTGGTCACAATTTGCAATTATCAATTCATCATTTTTATCAATATAATCTTTCATAATTAATGCAGATGCAGCCGCGCCATTAGGTGTGTAATTAACTGAAACAATGTTTGGATCGGGACATATACTATAAATTGCCCCTATTGTTTGTTGCATAAACTCGTTGTTGCGAACAACAAAATGATACTTACCAGTAATTCCTAAACTTTCAATTGCTCTAGCAATCATGGGTTTATCATTTATTGATATTAAAGGTTTTGGTAAACTGTGGGTATTTTTAAATCTACTACCTTCACCTGCCATTGGAATTAAAATATTAATCATACAGCATATTTATTGTATTATAAATACACAATGACTTTTCCCATAATTCCCAAACCTAAATCAATTGATTTGCCTGCAAGAAATATTGAAGTGGATTATGAAAAAGAAATCATTGAAATTCCTAATTTAATATCCCCGAAATTAGCTAAAGAATTAAAAGAGTTTGCACAGGATGAGGTTTCTTCTGGATTACATCGCCGAGGAAGTAAGAATTTATTCACTAGTGCTTCTTTTTATACATGTCTAGTGTTCAGATATGATAATCCTATATATGAAACATTAGATTATGTTTGGGAAAGGTATGGTAAAACGATTTATTCTGACATTAAATTTATAGAACCATACGAAATAAAAATGTATATTGAGGGTGATAAATTTGATAGTCACCATGATTCTTGTGGCAATCTAGAAACAATGATGTATAGAAAACTTAATTTAATTATTCAACTATCTGACGAATCAGATTATGACGGCGGTGAACTATCTATAGGTTCTTATAAGTTAAGTAAGGCTATGGGTACAGGTATTTTTTTCCCGGCCGACTCATATCATGCAGTTACTACTATTACTAGTGGTACTAGACTTAGCTTGATAGGTCATGCATGGAGTCCATATACAAAGCGCCCATAAAAAATGGCCAATTACTGGCCATTATTTTTATATATTTCTAATTCGCTTAAGATATTCTCTACCGACTAAACCCTTTTCAATTTCCATCAAGGCTGTGACCGTAGGTCCTGCTTTGGTATTAAGAGTAGAACGATGCCCGCGTTTTAATTCTCTTACCCGCTGTGAGGCAATGAGAACTAAATCAAAACGATTCTCTACCATATTTACAGCTTCTTCGCTTGTGTATCTTGCTCTGCTTTCAGTCATAGTTTCTTTCTTTGGTTGTAAAAAATGGAGCGGCTAATCGGGTTCGAACCGATGACATTCACGTTGGCAACGTGATGCTCTACCAACTGAGCTACAGCCGCATTTAACTTGGTATCATTCTAGGTAAGTAAGGGACTGCTCTAGGTCCATGACGCTGTTGTAGTAGCATTCTTGCTTCTTCAGCATTATTTGCTCCTACTCTGTCTTTGAACTCTTTCCCGTTCACTCTTACTGTTGCTTCAAATAATTTCATAATCTTGGTGGATCGTGTAGGGATCGAACCTACGACCTACGCCTTGTAAGGGCGCCGCACTACCGCTGTGCTAACGATCCGAATACTTTCACCCACCCTGGGTACTATCTTTAACATTACCCCAATCGATCTTTGATTTTTCTTCCTTCATGTCAGGGAGAGGAGGTGGGACATAACGTTCTTTTGGAGGTTTTTTACCGAATATACCTTCATGTTTGTTTGCTAGTTCTTCTAATCTGATGCTAGATGGTCTTGGTCTACTACCTTTACTCATTATTTTCTCCTGTACAATATTTATATAAATAATTGCATGATTGAAAAAACTTGGTTTGAGGGACATAATGATTATAAAAAATGCACAGCTACATATTATGATGACGGCAAACTAAAACATTTCCATACTGAAATTCGTGATGTTGAACTTATGGACACTACCAATATTTACGAAATTCTTAATAATCATTTAAGCCAACGACAAACAAAAATAGTTGAAGTTTGTTTTAGTGGTGGACTTGATAGTGAAGTTGCACTATTAAGTTGCATACATAACAAAATTCCGGTTAGAGCAATTACCATGAGAATCTACACCGGTGAAGTTTTAATTAATACACATGATGTTTATTACAGTGAAAAGTTCTGTAGAGAACACCACATTGAACAAAAATTTGTTGATTTAGATATTGTAAAATTCTATGAGACTGGTGACTATCTTAAATTATTACAACCATACAACATAAAGATTGCAGGTGCAGCCTTACATCTTTGGTTATTAACACAATGTAGCGGGTTCACTATATTGGGTGGTGACTACTCTTGGCCATGGGTCATAGAACATATCGTAAGTCCTCATCAGCATGGTCATAA